ATGGCATATTCAGGATTTAAAGGCATTGGGCCAAACAAAATAGGAGCTAATAAAGGACAAGGTTCTTCGCACTCTCCAGCTAAGCAAACAGCTAAGCAGAAAAAGAATTTACCACCAGCAATCGTTGAGGCTATAGCAGCTAAGTCGCCTGCTAAAAAAGGTAATCACGGAATGTCTTATGACATTAAAGAAGCTAGCAACCAGAGTTTAAGTGCTGGTGCTCGTAAGCATTATGCTGAAAACGCGCAAGCTGCTAATAAATCTGGCTATAAAGGATAATGGCATTTAAGCTAAAAGCTCATGCTGACATATTTGGGATACACGATAAGACGTCTCAATTTGGAACTCCTGTTATTGTTAAAGATGATTTGGAAGAAGGCGTTGAAGCGGAAGCTAATAGAGACGGTACTATTTTTGTAAGTTCAAAGTTATCTGACAAAAAAGTAGAAGAAGCTGTGGAACATGAAAAAGTACACTTAGATCAAATAGCTCAAGGTAGATTACAATACTCAGAAGACTCTGTAACTTGGAAAAGAGATACAAGAAGTCCAGCTAGAGTATATAAGAGAGCTACAATGAACGAAGGTCATCCTGATTTTGAATGGGAAGACGAAGCATATAAAAAATCATAATCATGGCATTAACATTCAGGGGACAATCTAACCGACTTAATAATATTGAATCTAAACAAAATGAATCTGGCTTTCAAGAAAAATCAGATCCAGGACCGAGGCAAGGAATCGGCGGACAAGAAGTTTCTTTAAACCAAGCTAAAGCTAAATTTGCAGCAAGAAGCGGAAGTCCTCTTAAAATAAAAAAGAATTTTTACGGAGGCGAAGCTTATTTCCAAGATGGATATAGTGGAGATATTGCCAGCGCAGCTAAAAGTTCTCCTATAACTCAAAATGCAAAATCATCACCATTTAAAATAAATAACACTCTTGTACAAGGAGCTACTAAAACTGGCAAAAAATTTGTAGACGTTGGTGCTGAAGTTGGTAAAGCTTTTGAAAAGCCTTCTCCAGCTAGCGGGCCTACAGAGCCTAATGTGGTTGATGTAGAAGATAAAGAAAAAGATAAAACAACTCCTTTAACGGGAGACAGCATAACAGGAGACTTTGACGAATAGTAGCAATATAAAAACTAATTAATAATAATGGGAACAAAAGGAGCAAAAAACACACCAATAACGGCAAGAATAAACGCAGGTTTATTTAATCAAAAAGGAGGGGTAACAGAACCTATATTAAACGTTGGTCCAGCCGGTGTTTATGGAAACAATCAAACAAGAGATATCCCGTCTCCAAGTAAATTGAGAGGGTACTCTATGAAGAGTTCACCTTTTAAGCAAAAAAACACAACAAATCCGGAATTGAAAGAAGGCGAAAAACCGAAAAGTAATGAAGAAGTTATTGCTGATGCGTCAACTGGAGACATTAGTGTAATGAAAACAATACCAGGTGAAAAAGGAACTGAAGGAACTAGCGTATATACTCCACCAACAAGAACAGCAGAAGGAGACGCGGCTTATGCGGCATTAACACCGGAGCAAAGGAAGGCTCAGGATGATAAGTATAAAAAATTAAATACAAAAATTGTACCAGGTGAAGAAGGAACTCCTGATAAAAATAGTTTAGAAGGTAAATTTGGAAAAACTGAAGGCGATGCTCAATACGCTATTGATAGACGTAATACTCTTAGAGGCGGTAAAGCTATGAATAGAGGAGACAAAGTGGCAAGTGTAAAAGATGCTAGAAATACTTGGAAAGGAATGTCTGACAAAGAAAAGATAGCGGCAGGTGGCAGCAGAAGAGATTATATGAAAAAGAAAAAGACTGACGCTAAAGGAGAGCAAAATAAAGCAAATAAATTACTAGCTCAAACTCTTAGCGCTAATGTACAAAGACAAGCTGAACAAAACAGATCACCGGGTAGTGACAAATCTGTAAACGAAGTTAGAAACCTAAATCAAGGGCTTGATACAACTAAAAGTGCACAAGAAGAGCTTGCTGATACAACTCTTGCCACCAAAAAAACACCAGGTTTCTTTAAAAAGAAATCACCAATGAAAGCAAAATATTTTAAATAAAAAAAATGCCAATTAAGGCATTCTATAAACCACAATAACAAATTAAATTTAATCGACATGAGTAAGAAAATTTCAACAGAACAATTAGAATCATTACAAAAGCTTGTAAACAATCAAAACAACATCCAAACGCAAATTGGTGGTATAGAAGGTCACAAGATGACTTTACTAGATAAGCTAAAAGAAGCGGTTGCTGAATTGCTAGTAGATCAAAAAAAGCTAGAAGAAGAATTTGGACAAGTTAATATTGATTTAAAAACAGGCGAAATAACAGATGTCCCAGCAGACGATAAGAAAAATTAGCGTTGGGAAAGACTATAAAAATGACGCCATGCACTATGCTGTTGGACAGGAAGTGTATGGTGGTCATACTATAGCTCACATTGTAGAAGAAGAAGAAAAGTACTCTATCTACATCACCAAAAAAGATATGTTAATGCCTTGGAAAGACTTCAACAAGAACATGTCAATTTCTGTAGAATATGACCTTGCATGGTAAATGCACAGTATATTTAATTACTTAGTTGAGCCAAAGAACAGTAGGACAACTGGGAAAACAGAAATAAACGGTCAAGAATTACTATTAAATACAGATTTACAAAGCCACGAATATACTCAAAGAGTAGGTACTATATTAAGTTTACCTTTGGTTAATAAATGTTACGAATTAAAAGAAGGTGATGATATTATTGTTCACCACAATATCTTTAGAAGATTTAGAGACGTAAAAGGATTTGAAAAAAATAGTAAGAATTATTTAAGCGAAGATGTATATCTAGTTCAACCAGATCAAGTATATGCTTATAAAAGAGATAATGAATGGAAATCTTTAGAAGGTTTTGTATTTGTTATGCCAATTAAAGAAACTAAAATGTTTTCTATAGAATCTGAAAAACCATTAATAGGTATTATAAAATACTCCAATGGAGAATTTAATAAGGATCAATTAGTCGGGTTTAGGCCCAATTCAGAATATGAGTTTATAATAGACGGGCAAAGGTTATACCGAGTTCCCACCACTTCAATTACAATCAAATATGAATATCAAGGAAACGAAGAAGAATATAATCCTGGCTGGGCACAAAGCAGTTGAAGAGCTTATTAAGGTAGCTAAAGAAGCTATCGTAGATTCAGATGATGATATATCAGCTGATAGACTTAAGAACGCTGCCGCTACTAAAAAGCTTGCGATTTTTGACGCTTTTGAAATTCTTAACCGTATTGAAGAGGAAGAAAGAATATTAGAAAATAAACCTAAACAAGAAATTGAAACAACTTCTTTTGGCGGGTTTGCTGAAAATAGATCTAAATAATGTACGAACAAATTTTATATAAGGTTATAGAACCTATAAAACGTACTACAATATCTAGACTTAATAAAGGTAAAAAATGGGAGTATGGTTATAACAAAGAACATGATGTTATTGTTATAAGCAAGACTGGTCAAATAGGAGAAGTATATGATATACAAAATCTTAGAGTAGCTTTACCAAAGTCACCAAAAAAATTAAGCAAAGATAATGATAAATGGATTCCAGAAGAATACCCTAAACAATTAAAAGGTATAAAAAGTATTTTTGATTGGAGAGATTATCCTGAAGGATTTAAAAACACGTGGGGAGAATATATAGATGAAAATTTTAACAGAAGAGAAAACGGTCATTGGTTTAATAACAAAGGTGTTGACACTTACATTACTGGTACTCATTTTATGTACTTGCAATGGTCCAAGATTGATGTTGGGAAACCAGACTTTCGAGAGTCAAACAGATTATTTTATATATTCTGGGAAGCTTGCAAAGCAGATAAAAGATGCTACGGAATATGCTACCTTAAAAACAGACGTTCTGGATTTTCATTTATGGCATCCGGCGAAACAGTTAATTTGGCAACAATTTCAAGTGACTCAAGATTTGGTATGTTATCAAAGTCGGGGTCTGATGCAAAGAAAATGTTTACAGACAAAGTTGTTCCTATCTCCGTTAACTATCCATTCTTTTTCAAACCAATACAAGACGGTATGGACCGTCCAAAAACAGAGCTTGCCTATCGTGTTCCAGCCTCTAAGTTTACAAGACGTAAGCTTGATGCAAATAGTAAAATAGAAATACTAGCTGGACTAGACACAACTATTGACTGGAAAAACACGGGAGATAATGCTTATGATGGGGAAAAGCTAAAGCTTTTAGTTCATGATGAAAGCGGAAAATGGGAAAGGCCTAATAATATTCTTAATAACTGGAGGGTTACAAAAACAACATTAAGGTTAGGTAGTAGAATTATAGGTAAGTGTATGATGGGATCAACATCAAATGCTTTAGATAAAGGAGGAGAAAATTTTAAGAAATTATATAATAGCTCAGATGTTACAAAAAGAAACGCCAATGGACAGACTCGTTCAGGACTCTATTCTTTGTTCATTCCTATGGAGTGGAACTACGAAGGATTCATTGATTCTTATGGCTTACCTGTATTCAATAAACCAGAAGAAGGCACGATTGGTCCACAGGGCGAAGAAATAGACGTAGGAGTAATAGAGCATTGGAATAATGAGGTAGATGGTTTAAAAGGAGATCAAGACGCTTTAAATGAATTTTATAGACAGTTTCCGCGTACAGAAGAACATGCGTTCAGAGATGAAACAAAAAACAGCATATTTAATTTAGCAAAAATATACGAACAAATAGATTATAACGAAGACTTAGGCAACAGTAATGTTTTAACAAAAGGAAGTTTTCAATGGGAGCAAGGTATAAAAGATTCTAAAGTAGTATTTATGCCAAATCCTCAAGGAAGATTTTTAATAAGCTGGACACCTAATTATAGTATACAGAATAGACAGTTATTAAAAAATGGAGTAAGGTGGCCAGGTAATGAACATATGGGTGCTTTTGGTTGTGATAGTTATGATATATCAGGAACAACAGACGGAAGAGGATCCAAAGGAGCATTACACGGATTAACAAAGTTTAGCATGGAAGATGCGCCAGCAAGTACATTTTTTTTAGAATATGTAGCTAGGCCACAGACTGCGGAAATTTTCTTTGAAGATGTGTTAATGGCTTGTGTGTTTTACGGGATGCCAATACTTTGTGAAAATAATAAACCAAGACTTTTATATTACTTTAAAAGAAGAGGTTATAGAGGCTATTCAATGAATAGACCTGACAAATTATGGAACAAGTTATCTGTTACTGAAAAAGAAATAGGTGGTATAC